GCGACCTCGCCGGCCGGCTTGCCGCCGCTGACCTTCGCGTCCTGCGCGCGACAGACGACGTCTTCCGCCAGGTGATCGCGCGCGTCACAGCGCAAGGACTCACCGGTGAGTTCACGCGCCGGCAGGCGGCACAGGCCGCGCTCAATCTCTTCTCTGAACGGGGCATCACCGGCTTCGTGGACGCTGCAGGCCGGCAGTGGAACCTTGCGAGCTACGCCGAAATGGCTTGCCGCACAGCGGCGAACGGCGCCGCGCGTCAGGGGGCCTTCGGCCGTATGCGCGCCGCCGGCCGGGACCTCGCCGTGATCGGTGGCTCCTCCTCGGGCTGCGAGCTCTGCTCCGACTGGGAGGGCGAAGTCGTCTCGCTCGACGGAATGACGCCGGGCTACCCGACGCTCGCAGAGGCCGAGGGCGCCGGGCTGTTCCACCCCAACTGCACCCACCAACCGTATCCCTATGTGCCAGGGCTCACCGAGACGAGCGGCATCGCCCGATCCGACGCCGGCACCTACGAGGCGCGCCAGCAGCAGCGCTACCTGGAGCGCGGGATCCGCGGCTGGAAGACGCGCCAGGCGGTGGCCCTGGACGACACTGCAGCGAGCGCCGCGCAGGCGAAAGTGCACGAGTGGCAGGGACGGCTGCGCGAGCACGTGGCGGCCAACCACCTGAAGCGCCTCAGCTATCGCGAGCAGATCGGCAAGGCAATCTGACCCCCAAGGAGGGACCATGCTCCACGCACATTTCCTGCCCCGTAGACCCGACGCTACCGGTGATGCCGACGGAGGGGCCGGCGGCGGCGAGACGATCACGCCGCAGACCGAGCCCCAGCCCGAGCCGGTCGTCGACGCTGGCCCGGACGCTAGCAAGGCCATGTTCACACCCGAACAACAGACGCAGATCGACGAACTGGTCGCCGAGCGCGTGAAGCGCGCCGAGAAGAACGCGCGTCAGGCGGCGTTGAAGGAGGCCGAGACCGAGCGTCAGCGAGCCGAGATGGACGAACTCGAGCGGGTAAAGGCCGAGAAGGAGGAGGCCGACCGGCGCGTCGTGGAGGCTCAGGCGGAGCGCGACCGCGTGCTCGTGGATGCTGAGGCAAAGGTCGCCATCCTCGCCGCCGGCGTGCCGGGCGAGCGCCTCGCCAAGGCGCTACGCCTTCTCGACCTCGACGGCGTCGAGGTTGAGGACGGCCGCATTGACACGACCTCAGTCAGGCGGGCAGTAGAGGCCCTGAAGGCCGAGATCCCCGAGCTCTTCGCGGTGCCCGGCCCAGCGCGGAGCGGCGGCGACTTCTCGAAGGCCGGCGAAGGCAGGCGCTCGTTCACGGCTGCCGAGGTGAAGGCGATGAGCGCCGCGGAGTACACGAGCCACCGTGACGAGATCATGGCAGCGATGCGGGAAGGGCGATATGGCGAGTGAGGGCAACCACGAAGACCCTTGGGGCCGCTCGCGCTTGCGGATTTAGCAGCTTGCCCGAGCCGAAGGAATGGCTCATTGCCTCGGTCGGGTCGTGCGGAGCGGGCTTTGTCGGAGCCGCGGTCCAGCGTCGTCTCGTAGTTCCTCGTGAGTCTCGTCACTTGGCTGCGCCCAGCACGTCATCGATGCTTGGTAGACTGCCCCCAGGGGACTAGTGGGCGAGGGGGACCGTGTCAGCGGTTGAGGACAAGCTTCGCGAGTGGAAACGCCAGCTGCTGGACTTGAGCAAGAGGAACCGGCTGCTTCATTTCAGAGAGACGAAGCGCCAGACGTTGCGCGTTGAGTCCCCTGAGCCCGGCGCGGTCTTCACCACCGTCGCTCTCCAGGAGAAGCCGCTCACGGTCGTTGGTCTTGATCAGCTGGCCCTGCTTGACCTCGATGACCAGGGTCCGGACGATGATCGAGCCGCCCCTCGACCTTTGCAGGTCCACGCAGGAGAGGTCCAGTTCTCGGGGTCCGTGGAGAAGGTGGCAGGCGCTCTGTACACACTGCGATCGCGGTCCCGGACTGAACTCGAAGAACGGGGCGTGGGCGTGCTCTATCTCGCCTTCGGCTTCCTCCACTGGTTCGAGGCAGATCAGAGTGACTACGAGATCGTCTCTCCACTGGTGCTGGTGCCTGTCGACCTGCAGCGGGACACTGCACTCCAGCCATACCGAGTACTGCATCGCGATGATGACATCGTGGTCAACCCGACCTTGCGCAAGGTAATGGATGAGCAGTTCAAGATCGAACTCCCCGATCTGCCTGAGGACGAGACCTGGTCGCTGTCGAGCTACCTGTCTGCGGTCCGCAGCCGAGTCTCCGGGCAGAGCCGGTGGAAGGTTGAAGATGCGGCCTATCTGAGTGTCTTCTCGTTCCTGAAGCTCAACATGTATCGCGACCTCGAGCTGGGGCTTGGCGTCGCCGAGAGCAGCGCAGTCATCCAAGCACTTGCTGGCGATCTCTCACTCTTGGCCGAGGCCCAGGGCGACATCTCCGAGATACCCTCGACAGAGCTCGATGATCGAGTGGATCCCGCCGAATGCCTACAGGTGCTCGATGCTGACTCAAGCCAGCAGCAGGCGATTGAGCTTGCGAAGGCTGGTGCCAGCTTCGTGCTGCAGGGCCCCCCGGGGACGGGCAAGAGCCAGACGATCGCCAACATCGTGGCTGAGCTGCTTGGTCTTGGGCGGACGGTCCTCTTCGTGTCGGAAAAAGCCGCCGCGCTGGACGTCGTCCATCGGCGCCTGACGGCGGCGGGGCTCTCAGACGCATGCCTTGCTGTTCACAGTCACAAAGCGAACAAGCGTGACGTCGTCGCCGAGCTGGCTCGGGTCTACGCGCTCGGCAG